GTTAGGACCCTTCGACGCGCAGCGATTGCGAGGCCCCCCCTCACTCGAGCTCGGCTTCGGCCTCGTCACCAGTCGTCTCCCTTCCGAGGCTCGCGTCCGAATCCGCCCTCGCTCTTGATGTTCTTTCTGCGGTTGCAATTGCCGCAGAGCGACTGGAGGTTCGCGCCGTCGTAGTGCCTGCCGCCGGCGCGGAGCGCGCGAATGTGGTCGACGCAGGCGGCGAGCTCGCGACGCCCCAGCGCGGTGCACGACGAGTGCTCGGCGTACCGGACGCCGTCGACGCGTTGCCCGCACCACGGGAACCGCGCGAGCCAGCGCCGGGCGAAGTCGGCCCACTTGGTGTCGTAGCCGCGCTTCGCGGCGCTCGGACGCCGCGCGTCGCTCTCCTGGTCGCGGCGGCGCTTACACGTCGGGCAGCGGCCGCGCATGATCGCGCCGCACCTGGCGCACGGGCGAGGAGGGGCGAGGGCCATGGCGTCAGCCTGATCGACTCGCCCATCACCGAAGCTTCGGGAACGTCGGGATCGCGGCGTGCCCGAGGAGCACGGCAAGGATCCAGAGCACGATCACGGCGACGCACACGACGACGATCACGTCTCGGAACGGCGCCGCCATCGGTACGTATTTCGTCACGAGGTAGACGAGAAACCCGACGAGCGCGATCGAGAGCACAAAGACGATCAGACTTTCGAGCATGGCGTAAGCCTTTCGTTGCGGGCTGCCGTGTTACTCGTCGTCGAGGAGCGAGCACCCTCCTCGAGCACGAAGGCGTTCACGATTCGACCTTCCCGTCACCCTCGGGCACGGGCGCCTGGCGGCCGCGGCCGCCGCGGGACATCGAGCCGCCCTTGCGCCCGGCGTCCTGCGCCTCCCGCGTATTCCATTCGTGCGCGGTGCCGCGCGCGTGGGCGGCGATCCCGCCCTTCCTCGCGATCTCGCGCTGCTTGTCCTTGTTCATGCTGGCGAAGCCTCTTCCCGATGCCATCGGCGGATCTCCTGTGAACGTGTGTGTGAGCGCCGCTCGGGCTACGTCGCGAACCGGATGCAGCCCGAGGTACTGCACACGGCGCGAATCTGCCGACGCGTCGGGCTGCGGCGCGTGGTCTGGTACGCGATCGCCCCCGTGCGACAGACGGGGCACGGGATGACGCCGGAGCCGACGCCGGCGTCGCCGAGCGTCCGACGGGCGTCCTCCCCAATTAGGCGCGCGACGGTGAGCAGCTCGGCGATCCGGCTCGTGTCTAGTTCATCCTCGAGCGGTTCTTGATCGATCGTCATCGCTGGGGTTCCTCGCGTGGGGGTGTGGGCTCGCCGGGCTCGTAGTCGGTCCACTCGATCCCCGCGAGCGCTTCGAGAATCACGGCGCGCCCGCAGTCGCACGCCTGCACGACGAACAGGTGGGCATCGACGGTGCCCGTGTAGTGCAGCTCGGAGGCCCGGGGCCCGCGGCAGTGCCCGCACCGCCCGATCGCGCACGTGGCGAGGTGCCGCACATACTCGCCCGCGTGCTCGAGCGGGTTACGCGTGGCCATCGGGGCCCCCGCGCTCCGCCGCGATCACCTCGACCAGCGCCGTGTAACAGAACGTTTCGAAGTACTCGCCGGATTCGGGGCCGCCGAGCCGGAGAAAGAAGCGGAGGCCCCACACCAGGGCGGGCGGGTAGCCCGTCTCGAACGGGGGGACCTCCACTGCGGCCACGAACGCGCCGCGGGCGGTGTTGAGGCGTGCGGTCATGCTGTCCATGGGCTAGATCCTCCCTTCGCGCGGTAGGCGTCGAATGTCGTACTGGAACGCCCGCAGCTCCTCGTGCATCGCGTCAATCCGGGCCACGCCGGCCGCCGACGAGTCGTCATCCGCGCCGCCGTGCACGAGGATCGAGAACGCCCCCAGCGCGCCGAGATAGAACGCATGGCGCAGCACTTCGAGCGTGGCCGGATCGCACCGCCGTGCGTAGAGCGGGCGCAATTCGTGCCACGCGTCGAGCAGATTCGCCGCGTGCACCACGCGGGCGCCGATCCCGGTCTCACTCGCCATCGCTCGCCGTCTCCTCTCGAGGGGTGAACTTCCCGCACGCTGGCCAGCGCAGGCGCCAATCCGTCGCGGCGCTGCACGAGATCCGGAACCGCGTGCACTTCGGCCAGGAGCCATCGCCCCCGCCGGATCGGACGAGCGAGACGCACGCGCCGCACGTCGCCCCCTCGGGGCCAGCGCCGTACCGCCGGCGCATGATGTCGATCGTCTTCGCCCGGTGCGCCGTGGCTGCGTCTCGCGTCGTCGGCGCCCGTACGCCGTCATCGTCGGCGGGCGGCGTGAGCGCGAAGTCGTCGAGCATGGGCGTCGCTCAGTGCGTCGCGCGCCGGTTCGAGCGCTTCGCCGGCGGCTCGTCGGCGTCGTCGTCGCCTTCGCCGCTCAGCGGCATCGGGATCTGGATTGTCGAGAGCGTCAACCGCAGCTCGGAGACTTCCCAGGCCGTGAGGAGCGCCGCCAGATCGCGCGCGTCGCCCCGCTCGAGCTCGTGCTGCGTCACGAATTCGAGCGCGAGATCGCGCTTCTCCTGATTCGGGCGCCAGACGCGCACCTTGACGATATCGGCGAGCGCGAGCTCCGCCGTCGGATCGACGTCGGGCGCGAGCGCGAGCGTCGCGGTGTAGCGCTCGTCGATCGGCTCGAACTTCACGTCGTGCACGCCCCAGAGGGGCAGCTTGTCGCGCCCGAAGCAGTGCCCGACGATCGGGAGCCGGATCTTGCTCGCGAGATCGTGCCCGAGCACCGGCACACGGAACGTGATCTGACACTGCCGCACGCGTTGAGAATCGCCGTCATCCGTCGCGACGTCGGCGATCCGCAGCGAGAGCCTTCGTAGTTGCACCGGCACGAGATCCACATCGAACATCAGAGCCCTCCGATCGTGTTGAACGTTGCGTTACTCCAGCCCGCGCGCCGCGAACGCCCGCCGCAGCATCGCCAGGGCGATCCCGTCGCGGACGGCCGTCGTCGTCGCGTGCAGCACGATCCAGCCGGCGAGCTGCGCCTCGTTCGCCTTCTCGTGATCGAGCTGCAACCCGGCCCCCGTGTTGTGTCGCCCACCGACACGGATCCGCGTGCCGGGCTTGATCACGACGTTGGCGCCCTTCCGATGCTCGACGCCGCGCTCGATCGTGATCAGGCGCCCGTGCGCCCCACCATCGATCTCCATCGCGATCTTGAGCGCCGGCCAGGCGAAGTCGAAGCGCCACATCCGATCGCAGAACCGATACTCGGCTTCCCACGCCGGGATCCGCTCGCGTTCGAGGATGTCGACGAACGAGATCTCGCCCTGGCGCGTCTGCCGTCGATACGCGAAGAGGGCCGGTGACGACGAGGACGACGCGCGGCGCGCCACTACCGGTCGCCCTCCCGTGCCCAGCGCACGAAGATCGCGCCTCCCGGGTTAGCGCTCATGCCGTGATCCCCCTCGTGCCCCGCGGGCCGGTTGCACACGAGCGCTCGGAGCCCCGAGCCGCGCCTTGAGGCGCCGCACGCGCTCGACGTCGTCGACGCGAGGTGCTCGATCGACGTCCACTGCGACGGCGCCTGGGCCGCTGGGCGATGGCGGATCGTCGGATCGAAATGGGGCGTCGGCGCCGGCGCGAGGGACGCCGTGATCGGCGTCCACAGCCACGCGCCGCGAGGATTGCGTTGGCGCCGCGCGCTTATCTCGCTCGCCTTGATTGCGCGATCGAGCTGCGCCGGGTGCGGGAGGCGGAACCCGAGCGCGAGGATCCGATCGACGATCGCCCCCTTCCAATCGGCGAACGTCTCGACGTGTCCGAGTTGCTCCGTCGCGATCGCGCAGAGGCGTGGCCACGTGATCGGCTCGCGATCGCGCAGCGCCGGCGATCGGCGTGATCTCGTGCTCATCGCCGTTCTCCTCGGGTATGGATTCTTGGGGGTTTTCCACAGGACTGTGGAAATCTCCGCGCGTCAGCGCGGTAGTTCTTCCCTCGATAGAGCTCGTACGTACCGAAGTACTCGGACGATCGGGATCAGTACCAGGGTGTACGTACGTACTTTGAAGGATAGCTATCGGTTTTTCGATGCTTGGGCATGCCATCCGCGCCCGTTTGCGCGATGCCCGGGCATCGTCGACGGCGCCTGAGGTGGTCGTCGGCTTTCGCCAGCGCACCGCGGCGCCGGCGCGGCCCTTTCGCGCCGCGCGCTCAATACGTTGGCGCACGTTGGCGCGCTCTACTTCGAGCCGCGGGTTTCGCCACAACCCATCAGCTGGCGACTGTTGGAATTTTGCACTGAGGCGCGGCCAAGCTCTTGCGAGTCGCCAACGCGAGAGATGTGCAATTTTTGACAACTGACTTACATGAGTCGGCAGCCCGCCGTGCGTCCATTGGTGACAGAGGAGGAGGAAGTACGCGCCGACTTCCTCGGTCGTGAAGTGCACCGTCCCGCCGAGAAAATCGTTGGGGTAGAACGGGAAGTACGGGAACGGCAGCGACAGGTCGGGGTCCACGGTTAGTACTCCTCGCGATCGCGACGGGTCGCCCTCGGGCGTCCGTCGTGCGCGTAACAGATCAGGAACGCGGCGCCGGCGAGGAGCAGCGCGCAGAGCCCCGCGAGCGCGCGCCGAATGAGCCGAAGAACGTGCACCATCTCGCGTCCCCATGCGATCACCGCAGCACGACGGCGCCCGCTGTGAGCCAGGCGTGCAGCGCGTCGAGCGTCTCGAAGACGGGGATCCCGCGGCTCTCCGCGAAGGCGCGCTCCTCCGTCGCCCCCCGCGACCGGCGCCAATCCTCGGTGAGCAGCACGGCATCGCAGCGCGCGACGAGCTCGAGATCGCCGGCGTACCACGTCGCGTCGTGCATCGCGCCGTGGAAAAACCGCGTGTTCGCGTGCGGACAGAGGGCGACGGCGCCGAGCTGCCAGACGGCGAGCGCGAGCCGCTCGGCGCGGCGGATGTTCTCCTCGATCGCCCAGGCCGAGGCGCCCTGATACGGGCCGGCGATATACACGACGGTCACGACTCGCGCTCCCGGGCGCCGAGGATTCGCACCGAGGCGCTCGAGCCCGTGCGTACCACGTGGAGGGTTGAGCCAATGTCGGCGTCGCGTATCCCCTGCGCGCGGAGATCGGCGACGACGTCGGCCGGCGGCGTGTCGCTCGCATAGACGAACGTGCGCCCGTCGCGGAGTCGGATCGTGACGGTGCCGGGTTGGTACGCCGCGAGCGTCACGATCGCCCCTTCCACGGGATATCAGCCGCGGTGAGCGCCCGCGCCGGATCCGCGGGCCGCGGCGTGGCACTCGCGGCGGCGGTGGCGTGGCGCGCCTGGTCGCCTCGCTGCTTTTGCCGATAGAGCAGGACGCAGAAGTCGATCAGCATGCCGCGGGTGGGCACGCCGCCGTCCTCCTCTTCCACGGGGCGTGAGCTGGGGTCGGTGAGCATCTGCCGCAGGAGCTCGGTGGGGATGGCCACGTGGCAGCCGGTGTCGCCGATCACGAAGCACCAGAGCGCCGCGGTCGTCACGTTGATGCCGCTCGGCGTGTAGTAGCCGCGCCGCCCCGGGTCGCTGTCCGTTTCGACGTACAGCTTGTGATCGAGATACCGCTTGCGCTTCGTTTCCACCTGGGCGTTCCCGCTGGCGACCCACTCCAGGAAGTCGTTGATCTGGAGCTCGCCCTGCACGCCGTACTTCAGATCGCGATCGAAGCGGGGTTCGGCTTTGCTCATGAGGCCACCGCCGGTTCGTTGCTCCAGGTCGTCCAGCCGGGCCGCTGCCGCCGGGCGAATAACTCCGCACGGTCGGCTGGCTTGAAGGCCGGATACATCGCTTCGAGCAGCTCGTACACGCGGGCCGGCTTCTCACTGTGGGCGCCGCGGCGCGCGCGGATGACCGACGACACGCGCGCCGATGGCTCCGGGACCGGGAGCGTGCCACGCGCCGCCACGAGCAGCAACTCGTGCTGCTGGCGGAAGTAATAACCCATGCCGATCACTTCCTTGTCCCAGACGGCGCACGTGCGGTAGCTGAAGCCCCACGCCTCCACGACGCGGAGCGCGTCGGCCAACTTGGGACTCGTGGCCCAGAGGAACAGCACGCAGTCGTCCGCGGACGGCACGCGCAGCGTGCAGATGTCGTCGAGGCTCATCGTCGGATACTGGTTCTCGATCGCCCGGCTGTCCGTCTCGACGTGCTCGTAGCGCCAGGGCGGGTCGACGTACAGCAGCTTGAAGAGCCCGGCCGGAAGCGGGCGCGTGTGGCGCTCGTCGCGCGTGGCCGACTGCTTCCGCTCTCGAAGCACCTTCGTGAGGCTGACTTCCTGCTGCGCGATCTGCTCACGCAGCGAAGGCGGCAGCGCCGCCAGTTGCTGCGCGACGGCAGACGTGTTCTTCGTGATGCCAAGGTCTGTCAAGGTCGCCGCCGGCGTAAAAGCCGGTCCACTAGGTCGACCGGCTTTTCCGCGACCAGGTCCGGCCTTTCCTGTCGCCTTTGGCAGCTCTCGGAGCAGCTCGCCGAGCCGTGCGAGCGCGTGGATCTTCAGTCGGTGCGCGTAGCCGATGACGTCCTCGCCCAACTGCTGGCGTGCCGCGAACACCTTCTGCGCGGCGGCCACGTTCATCAGGAGCTTGACCTGCTGCACGTTGGTCGCCTGCTTGAGCGCTCGCTCGGCGTCGATCAGGCGACGCACGACGGCGTCCCGCGCTACGGTGGCTGGCAACTTCACCAGCGTTCCCCTTCCCGTCACTTCCGGCGCCTCGAGGCCGGCGCGAGCGCGCTACTGCCGGCGTCGTAGAAGCGCACTCCGGGCCAGGCGAGCGTGCCCTCGTCGGCCTTGGCGCGCGTGCGGAGGTACGCCAGGTTCGGCTCGACCGCCGCGACGGGCACGTCGGGCGTCTGGCCCTCGAGGACGTCGAGCGACGTGACGAGCTCGCGGCCCGTGGCCGTCTCCCAGCCCTCGATCGCCTGGATCCAGGTCAGGACTTCCTTGAGCACGGTGGGGCGCGCGATCGCGACGACCAGGGCCTCGGTGCTGAGCACTTCCGCCGTCCAATTCTTCCGGCCGCTGACGCCGGCGACGGTCGGCGCCTCGGTGCGCACCGGTGCGGCGACGGTCTGCTGCGCCTGGTGGACGAGGCCGGCGGCGTCGCGCTGCAGCTCCTGCGCGCGATCGGCGTCGCCCGCCTGGGCGGCCGCGGCGGCCTGCTGCTCGACCTGCTTCGCCTCCTCGGCCAGGCGCGCCCGGTCTTTCGCGGCGGCCTCGTCGGCGATCCGCTGCTCGTCTCGGGCCTTCGCTTCGGCCTGGCGCTTCTGCGCCTGGAGCCAGCGGGTGACGGCGCCCTGCTGCCCGACAAGCAGCCCCTTGGCGGCCTCGAGCGGCTCGATGACGGCCTTGCGCTCGGCCAGGCGGTCCTGATAGGGCTGCCGGGCGCGCTCGACGAGCGGGTCGAAGTAGGCGTGCGCCTCGCGCAGCGCGTCGTCGACGAAGGTCGCGTAGTGCACCGCGGCCTCGCAGCTCGCCTGATCGCTGAGGCTGCGCGCGAGCACGCCGGCGCGCATGACGACCGTGTCGCGGCGCTGCTCGAGCTGCGCCTGCACGTCGCCGGAGTCGCTCGATGCCGGGCTCACCGGCGGGGCGTCGGGCGGTTCGTCCGGCAGGGCCTCGGCCGGCGGGTGGTCGGGCAGGATGTCGCGGAGATCCTCGAGCGGCGGCGGCTCGGGGGGCAGGTCGTCGAGCGGGAGGGTGTCCGGCAGGTTGGTCATGGGTCGCGATCTCCAGGTGAGCCCGCGGTGCGCACGCGCGAGGCTCAGGGCTTCGAGAAACTCGGCGCGGTCGTGGCGCCACGAGCGCGGGGCAATCGGGTAGCGGTGCACGGCGTAGCGCCCGGTCTGGAAGATCTGCACCGACCAGCGCTCGAGCGGACCGAGCACCTCGGCGCCGAACTCCTCCTCGAGCGCCAGGTCGTACGCCATCAGCTGCAGGTCGGCGCGGGCGGCGGCCGGATCGCCGGTCTTGATGTCGAGCAGCACGAGCCCGGGGCGGCCGCGCACGGTGCCGACGCGGTCGAGGCGCCCGGTGTAGCCGTACCGGCGCGAGAAGACGACGGTCTCGAGGCAGAGCGGGTCGAACCTGCGCTCCTCGCGGAAGAGGCGCCACGAGTCGAGATACGGCGCAACCTGGCCATCGACGGACGCGGTCTCGAGATCGCCCTCGTCGTAGTAGTGCGCGGCCTGGTGTGCCGCCGTCCCGATCAGCCCCTTGCGCTGCAGGACCTGCGTCTTCACCTTCGAGAAGTCGGTCTTCCCCGCCTGCTCGAGCACCTGGGTCACGGACGCGATCAGCGCGCCGTCGAACGTGTGCGCGCGCGAGGCCTCGGCGTAGGTCAGGCCGGCCAGCCAGGCGGCGCGGCGCGTGAGGCGCGCGGCGAAGGCGGGCCGGGTATATGTCGCCGGTGCGAGGGTCAGGGCTCGGCTCACTCGACGACCTCGAACGCGCCGCACGCCGGCGCGAGCACCGACCAGGGCGTGCCGGATCCGTCGCGGTCGCAGGCGAAGGTGGTCAACGGGCGATGTTGCCGATCCTCGGGCCGCGGCCCGGCCGTCGCGCGGAGATGCGCGCACCGCTCGCACGTGCCGGCGGCGAGCCGGCGGCCATGACGGCGCAGCATCTCGGTGTGCGCTGGACTTGCGCCGATGCGTTCGATCACGTCGCTCACAGATCCGCCGTGTTGAGCCACCACGCGAGGAAGAACGTCGCGCACCGACGCTGCCCGCGCGGGTCGAGCAGCTGCCCGACCATGATCGGGTCGCGGCCGCTGGTGTTCGAGACGACGCCGATCTGGTCGAAGAGCTTGAGCGCCATGGCGCGCGCCGTCGCGTCGAGGACCGCCGGTTTCACCGCCGTCCACGGAAAATCCGGCTCGTCGTAGGAGTCGGCGATATGGAGAGACTTCACCGTGGTGCCGCCGTCCTTTGTCGACACGGCATGGGACGCGTCACGCGTAAAGACGCGATCGTCGACGTAGCGCCCTTCCCCTGGCGGCAAGATCTGCGGTGTGACGTTGAACTTCGAACTGCCTTCGTACTCGGACGACGCGTACAGCGGCTTCTCGCGCTTCACACGCACGGCCAGCACGTCGACCGGCATGTTCGGAACGATCAGGTAGCCGGCCTCCACCGCCGCCTTGAGCTTCTCGTAGTAGGTCACCCGGCGGGCGGTGAGGTTGATGCGGCTGGTGAGGCTCGCCATCTTCCAGCCATTCGCTGTCGCGATCAGGCGGTGATCCTCGATCTCCTTCAGCTCGTCGCTGAGCGTGCGGATCTTGTGGTCGCACCAGGCCGTCAGGGCCTGCTGCGCCGCCGGCATGTCCGACGGCGCCAGGGCGACGAGCTCGAGGTCGCCACTCACCGGATGCGGCGCGAGCTCGCCAGCGCTCACTTGACGACCTCCGCGGCCATGCACTCGACGTACTGGCCCCACTTCTGATTGCCGACAATGAGCCGCACCGGCACACCCACCAAGCCCTTGAGATCGACCTTCTGGGTGTAGGCGTAGAGCTGCAGCCCGCGCTCGGTCTTCGCGACGAGCAACGTTGGCTTGTCGGCCCGCGGCGCCGCCGCTTCGAGGATGCGGTCGACCCCGTCGGGCAGGGACGCCGGCGCCGCACTGGCGCCGGCGGGGCCGCCTACCGCCTCTGCAGCGTCGCTCGGCATCTCACCGGCTACGGGCTTGGTGCCGACGCTGTCAGTCCCTGTTGCTGTGGTCGCCGCCGACGGCGCCTGGTCGCTCTTGCGCTGCGGCGTCGCCGGCACATCCGCGAAGGCCTGGTCGATGGTGGTGTCGCCTTCCTTGATCGCCGTGGCAATCCCGATGAGCGTCTCCATGTGCTCGAGGGTGACGTCCTCGACGCCGCGGACGCCGAGCAGCCCGAACACGCGCGCGCCCTCGACGCCGAGCTTCTGGAAGTGCTCGAGCATCTTCGCGCGCCGCGTCGCCAGCGTGGCCGCGTTGCCGACGGCGACGGTGCGGGCCTTCTCGTAGATCGGCCGCCAGAACGCCGACGGGATGATCTTGAACACCGCATTGCGCAACGCGATGGAGCTCGCGGCGTTGCCGGTCACGCCGACCATGTCGTCGCTGTACTTCTTCGAGGGGATCACGGTGCCGTCGCGGTTCGTCTTCTCGCTCGTGGTGATCCGGCGTCGCACCTCGAACGCGATCGCGGTGTTGGCCTCGATGTCCCAGGCCTCGCCGCGCGCCGTGATGAAGCGGTCGTCTTCGTCGACGATGCGGGCTTGCGCGCGGAGGTTGCCATACGCGGCGACGCAAATTTCCGCCAGGCGCGCCGACGGGCCCGTGACGGTCTTCCCGTCGCGCGGGAGCGCGTAGAAACACGCCTTGGCCGTCTCCTCGTCGAGGGTGGCCATCTCGGTGCTCTTGTCGATGAACGCGCGGATCGAGCGGGGATAGCGCTTGGCGGTGGCAATCTGCACATCGACGTCGCCGCCCGCGGCGCGGCCCGCGGTAACGGGCGCCTCCCGTTCGAGCACGAGCGCGCCGCTGTCGGTCTTCGTCATAAGGCGTACCTCTCGCGTGACGTGGGCACACTGCGCGCCCGCCGTGGGTTGAAAACCGTGTCGATGTGGGGGTATCGACTTACGAACTTACGACGCGAGCAGACGGTCGAGGACTTCGCCGGGCGGCCACAGGCACTCCGGCATCGTGCCGAGGACGCAGGCGATCCGCAAGCGGAGCTCCGGGGGCGGCACGTCCTTCCCGCTTTCGTACCGGGCGATCGTCGACCTGTCCACGCGTACGATCTCCGCGAGTTGGGCTTGGGTCATCAATCGCGCCACGCGCAGGAAGTGCATCGGCGTGAGGCGCCGTCTGGTGGCGGGCCCGTTCCGCCCACGTGCCGTCCGAGTCGTTTTCAACATCCGCGACTTGCCGACGGGCGCGGTCAGGGTGTCAGGCATGAGCGTGGTCTCTCGATTCTGCTCGACGCGTCGACCGACAATGATCAACGCGAAGGCGAGAGACTACGCGCGGTTCGAAGCCGCCGTCAACGCGCGCAGCACAGCGATATAAGCGTCTTCAATTGCAGATAGTTATATGGCTGAGGACACATAGACGTGCGCGCGCGGCGCGGCCCGCTGCGCGAGTTTCTGCACGCGGCGTATGAGACGCGGGTGTCCGCGGCGTGCAGTTGCGCGAAGTTGTGTGCAGGGAGATCGGCGAACGTTGGCGCTATTGACGTCGTGTGCGCCTGAGCGCCCTGCTAGCCTTGGTCGTCGTTGTATCGGGCCGGTCACGCGTCAGCACGTCAATCGCCCGCTGCTTCTCGGGATCGAGCTTCCGCCAACGGTGGAGGTGATTGCGTTCCTTAAACGTCATCGTCGAATCGACTTCTTTTCCGTAGAGGCTCTCGATGAGCTCGGCCACCTCACCCTTGCCGGCTGAGCGGAGAACCATCGACGGCCGCGCCCCCATGACCCTGGCCAGTCGCAAGCAATTTTCCACGTTGAACGGGTGATCGCCCTTGTTGAGGGCGCGATTCAACCGAGCCGTGCTGATACCAATTGCCTCTGCAAGAGCCTGCTGAGAAGGGAACGCCCTCACCGCGGTCTTGAGGAGCTCCTTAAAGTCGATCGTCACCGTTGCAGCAAGTTACGAAGTCCAGTGACGTTGCAGCAATTGCATATGGCTACTTGACAGGACTGTCATGCGTGCTCGAACATGTCAGCCGAACGGGCCATATTGCGTGAGGAACGACGACGATGCAGCGTAGCGAACGGCTCCCAGCGGTTGATCTGAATTCTCGTCAGGAGCCCCGCCCTGGCGTGCACGAGGGGCGCCCTGTCCTGAATTCCACTCAGGGGACCCGCCACGATCTGAACGCAGTTAAGACCAGCCCCGAACCGTCCGCCGCCGACCCGGTCCGCAAGGCCTCGCTCTACTTCCGCAGCGCCCTCGTCGCCGCGGGCCTGAAGCCCGAATACGTCGCCGTGCACCTGTCGGCGCAAGGATTCCGGGTCAGCCCCGTCCTCGTCAGCTACTGGCAGAATCCGACGCGCTCGGAGCTCCCGAACGGCGCGCATCTTGTGGCGCTGGGCCCAGAGTTCGAGCGCGTGTATAGCCGCGTGGTCCGGCAGGCGAACGGGTGGGGGCGCCTGGCGATCCTCGGCCTGTTGGACGCGGCCGGCGACGTGGCCGAGCTGTTCGAACCGTAAGATGCCAACCCCGGAGCCGCGCTACGTGATCTGGTCGTTCGAGCACGCCGGATGGTGGCGGCCCGGCGGGTGGGGCTACACCGTCGATCTCGCGGCCGCGGGCCACTACACGCGGGCGAAGGCCGAGGCCATCGTGGCGAGGGCGAACGTCGTCGCCACCAACGAAGCGTGCCTCCCGCTGGCCGAGGCGCTCGTGTCGGGTCCACCGGCGGCGCCGCATGAGCCGTAATCCATTGGCGACCCTCCTCTGCGCTTCCCCCGCCCGGGTTCAGCCGATCGCCCCTTCTCGCATGGGGCAGAGGTTCCTGCTCGCCGATTTCGCCGAGCGGTTGCCTGGGGAGGGCGCGATCCGCGTCTGCCGCGTGCGGTCGGTCGAGCCATGGCCGCATCTCTTCGAGGTGCTCATCGTCCGGGACACAGGGCCCGACGCCCCGATCAACAGGCTCGCGACTGGGATCATCACGGCGGCCCGCCTGCCGATCGTCGATCCGATCCGGGGCGATGCGGTCCACTGCCTCCACCTCACGATCGGCCAGGCCGAGGTCTTCACGTAAGGTGTCGCCCGATGGCATTGACGCCTGAAGATCAAGTCGTGTCGCGGCTTGCGACGGAGCTCGACGCGAAGAACGAGCCGATGGAGCTGGTCCTGCAACCGGGCACCGTCTTCCAGCTGACCGCGCTGGTGCAGCTCGCCTGCCGCCATCCGCACGTCAGCAACGCGATGCGCGTGACCGCTGAGCGGCTGCTGGCGGCGGTCCGCGAGTACTTTACGGATTGCCCGACGGTGCTCGAGGTCGTGCGCCGCGGCGACGACCCGCGGCAGGATGTCTCGCGATGATCACCGACGACGGCCTGTCCTTCCATGCCGTACTGGCGAAAGCGGACGGCGCCACCTACACGCGTGAGACCGACAACCGGGGCGAGCTCCTGACGTGGATCCGGCAGCACCAGGACGCCGGCGATACCGTGGTGGAAATCGGCATGCGGGCCAGCGGGCCGGCGGTGCCGGGCATGCTGGCCGCGTTGGCGTTCGGCGCGGCGAGGATGGCGACACGGGACACGCCGTCATGAGGCGCACTTACGTGCACTACTGGGTGCTCGACGAGGCTGGCCGGCCGCAGCCGGTGGACGACGTGCTGACGTGGGCGCGGTGGTTCGAGACCGCCGAGCGAACGGTGGCCAGCGACCACGTCGGCGACGTGCACGTCTCGACGGTGTTCCTGGCGCTCGATCATGCCTTCGGCGTCGGCCCGCCCGTGCTCTGGGAAACGATGATCTTCGGTGGCGCGCTGGATCAAGAGTGCTGGCGCTACACGTCGCGCGAGGCGGCGATCGCGGGACATGCCGAGGCGCTGGCGCTCGTCCACGGCGACGCATGAGGCTTCGCGATGGGAGTCGTTCAAGCGTATAGCGCGTGTGTGGGGTGCCGGCTCGGGTTCTTCTACAACCCGATGCTCGTGCCGTCGTGTCGCGATCCGCGGACGGGCGCGCGCGAACCGATCTGCCAATCGTGCGTCGATCGCGTGAACCCGGCCCGACTCGCCAACGGCCTCGCGCCGATCGTCCCGCTCCCTGGTGCGTACGATGCGTGCGACGAAAGCGCGCTCGACGGCGACGAGTGATGACGCAGACACTCAGAGGCCACGATCAGTTCACATGCCCGCGCTGCGGGCGCACGTCCGGTCACCCGACGGACGCGCGCGAGGGATACTGCGGCGCCTGCCACGAGTGGACGGGGCCGCGCTTCGGCGTGATCGCGGAACACAACCGCCACGGCGGCTGGGGCTGGACGGTGTTCGATCGGCAGGCGAAGGCCGCGACCGGCGGCTGGTTTGCCGATCGCGTGGCCGCCGAGCGTACCGCCGACGTTTTGAACAGCCAAGCGGAGACGATCGAAACGTACCCGCCTCTGGCTGACCCGCTGCCACCGCCACCGCCCCCGCCACCGCCCCCGCGGGCGGAGCGGGACCCGCTCGCGGAGCGTGACGCGATCGCGAATCGGCGCGTGCGGTTGCAACGTGTCTTCCAAACCCGCCTCGGGATGCCGGATCGGATCGAAGTGCTCGATCCCGGGGGGACGCTCCTCGCCTCGATCACGGCGACGGAGGGAGCGATCGCCTTGGTCGCCGCCGATGGCCGGCGCCTGGAGAGCTCCCGCGCCGGGTTGGTGGTCAACCTTGACGTGCGATTCGTCGGGCCAGAGGGTTAACGCCGCCCAGGTGCTTCGACGGCCGTACGAGGCGTGTAATACCTGAGTCGCTCCACGTGGAACGACTCAGGCATTGCCTCGAGCGCCTCACCAGTCGTCGTCGGCGGCGCGCCGGCGCTCTTGGTCGTCGCGCCAAGCGTCCGAGACGCGCCCGGCGTCGGCCGGCGGCGAGCGCCTGGCCGAGCGCCTCGGCTCGCGCACGCCGCGCCACACGAGCACCAGGACGGCCGCGAGCGCGAAGAGCGCGACGACGATGGCGGTCATGGCGTCACTCCGTCCCGTCGAGCTGAAACCGTCGCACGGCGTCCTCGAAACTGAAACGCACGCTGCTGCAGGTCACGCGGTACTTCGGGTGCAGGCCGGGGTGCAGGTCGATCTCGTCGATCTCGATGGTTTGAATCGTGAAGTCGCCGACGAGCGACAGCTCCGGCAGGTCGATGTGCACCGTCTTCCCTGAGCGCGTGTTTGGGTCGCGCGTGGCGTACTGGATGGTGATGATGGGGCGCGAGAACAGCTTCAGGTCGGCCATACCGGTCGCCGTGGCGCCCGCCAGCGCAAGCCGCCGGTCCTGCAGGACGTGCTCGACGATGCCTTGTGAGCCGCCGCTCTCGAGCACGGCGAGCGCCGCCTGCGCGGCCGTGTCGTCGCATTGGATGAAGATGTTCACCGGGTCGTTGGGACGAATCTCATACCGCACCGATCCGGGGCCGCTCGCCGGAATGCCCACGAGTTGAATGATCTCGGCAATGGGCGCGCCCGCCCCGAGCGACCCGTCCGCTTTGTTGTCCTGATAACTCGTGGTGGTGTTGTCGCTGATGGTCGTGACGAGCTGATACGCCGCGCCGCCGCTGGTGGTGCGATAGAGCTTCCGCGCCGTCGTGCCGACGCCGCCGATCTGAATCCCCGTGACGTTGACCTGCCCACCCGCCGACGTGGTGTTGCCCGGAATCCAGTCGGCCCCGAGCTGCGCGTCCGGCTTCGTGCTGGTATAGGTGGTCGTGCTGTTGTCGTTGATCTCGGCTTCGAGTTTGTAGACGCCACTGTTGGCGGCGGTGCGATAGATGCGCCGCTTCGTCACGCGCGTATCGGGCGACGTGGCGATGCCCGAGAGCTGCGCCGCGTCCACGCCGCCGCCCGCCCACATGCCCGTCGGGGTGCTGGCGTCTGTTTCGCCACCGGTCGAGGTCACGAACCGATAGAGCCAGTAGTACAGGCCCGGCACCAGCCCGCCCGATCCGGTGGTGTTGTTCGACGGCACGGCCGCGCCGAGCGCGCCGTCCGCCACACTGCCCGATCGATACGTCGTGGACGTGTTCTCGTTGATCGTCGCTTCCAGGCGGTAGGTGCCATCGCCGCCGTTCGCCACCGTGCGATAGATTTTCCGCTTCGTGACGCGCGGGTCGGGGCTGATCGGAATCGTCAGGTCGGCCACGTCGTAGGTCGCCGCGAACCCGGCGCTGCCGTAGTTGCTGCTCGTCGTCTCACCGGCTGGCCCTGCTGATGTGGCGTAGGTGACGACCCAGAAGTACGAGCCGGGTGTGAGCTTGCCGGTGCCGGTGGTATTACTGGCCGGCATCGCCACGCCGAGCTGCGCGTCGGTCTTCGTGCTGCGATAGGCGGTGGTCGTGTTGTCGTTGATCGTGGTCTCCAGTCGATAGACCCCGTCCCCCCCGTTCGCGGCGGTGCGATACACGCGCCGCGCGATGACACGCGGATTGCTCGACGTCGGCAGCGTCAGATCGGCGGTGTCCTGCGTCGAGGCGATGCCCGCGCTCCCGTAGGGGGAAATTTCGGTCTCGCCTGAGGGGGACGAGGCGACGTAGGTAACGACCCAGAAGTACGAGCTCCCTGGCGTCAGGTTGCCGGTGCCAGTGGTGTTGGTCGTCGGTGGACTCGCACCGAGCGAGCCGTCCGCCACGCCGCCGGACTGATAGGTCGTCGTCGTGTTGTCGTTGATCGTGGCTTCCAGCTTGAACGCGCCACCGCCGGCAGCGGTGCGGTAGATCTTCCGCCGCGTCACGCGCCCGTCGCCGCTCGTCGGAATCTGCGTGAGGTTGACGGTGTCGCTCGCCGTGATCGACCGGCTCGGCCCAGCCGTCGTTTCACCCGAGGACGTGCCGAACGTGACGAGCCACGCGTACGTGTAGCCCGCCGCCAGCTTGCCGGTGCCAGTGGTGTTCACATCGGACAGCCCAGCCCCGAGGTTGTTTGTCTGGCTCAGGAACGTCGTCGTCACGTTGTCGTTGAGCGTGGCTTCGAGTTGATACGTGCCGCCGTTGACCGGCGTGCGGTAGATCCGCCGCGCGGTGACGCGACCATCGGGCGAGGTCGGAATACCCGAGAGTTGAACGGCGGTGAACGTGCCAGCGACGTTGTACCCCTGCGCCGGCCCTGCGTTCGTCGCGCCGGTCGCGGTGACGAACACCACGCGCCAGTGGTAGGTGCCAGGCGTGAGCTGGCCGGTGCCAGGGGTGCCCGTCGTGTTCTGCGTCGGCGGCGTCGGCGCGTTGCCGAGCGCGGAGTCTGGCTGCGTGTCCTTGAAGACGCCGCCGCCCGCAGGGCTCGCACCGACGTAGCGGTAGGTCGAGCCGACCTCGCGATAGATTTTGATGCTCGTGATCCCTTGCCCGGTCGGTGCAGGTTGCACCGTGACGGCGGCATTGCAGGGCGTGCTATTGAACGGCGTCATCCACCCGCCCTGCGCCCCAGGCACGGTCTCGCCTTTCGCGTTCGTGTAGGACACGCGATAGAAGAAGTTCCGCTGCGGCCCACCGGGATACATCGTGCCGTTCGGCTGGTCCACGTAGGTCACGCTATACACAGGCGTGGTCGTAATCTCGCCGCTCATCGGCAGCGCGCCAGACGTCGATGGTGCAGAGGATGGCGCGCTGACTTGCGTGACGACGTTGGTGAGCGACGGCGCACTGCCCGGTGCCGCGACTTGCACCGACGCTGGCGTGATCCCAGGCGCTGTGGCCGGCGCTGCGACTTGCGTGCTGACCGGCGTCGGCGTCGGTGCGGTGGTCGGTGGCAGCACTTGCCCCGCGATGCCGGTGGCGACCAGTGCGGTGGGTGGTCCCGCCACGGCCGGGAGCAGGATGGCCGGCGAGGGCGCCGACAGGGGCGACTCGGCGCCGTCCGTGATCGTCGTCGTCAGGTACCGATACGGACCCGCGCCGAGCGCGCCCGCCATCGCGAGCGGGGTGCCACCGGGTGCGGGTCCGCCGCCGACGCCGGCCTTCCCGGTGTAGCTAAGCCGCTGCGGTCCTGACACCACGAGCCCGCCTGACGGGCTGTACCACGAGCCGTCGGTCACGGGCATGACCGTGGCGCCGGGCACCACGACGCCGCGCGATTCCGACCCGCCACCTTCGACGTAGACGCGCGTGCGGATTTGCGTCAGGTCGGTGGACCAGTGGATCGGCGGCTCGTCGAGCAGCACGCGCGCGGCGCGCGTAATCGGCGTCGGCGCGGCGGTCGCCTCCGTGAGGAACAGGTGCACGTCTTTGGCGTAATCGACGTACCAGTACCCGCCGATGCGGGCGGCCAGGCGCGCGAAGCAGGCCGTCAGATCCTCTTCGGTGAAGTCGATGCCGCCGCTCACGACCGGCAGGCCGGCCACGATGTTGGTGCCGGTGTAACCGGCCGGCGCCCAGTTCGTCAGCAGGTCGAGCGCGATGGCCGTCGCCGATTGCTGCTGGTAGCGGGTGCGGACCTTCCGGCGGTTGATACCGTAGACGTAGTCCTGGGCGGTGACGCGCCACGCGCGATTCTCGGGGACGCCTTCGTAGATCGCTTCGACGGTGTCGATGTAGCCCCCGAAGATCACGTCGTCGCCCGTGAGAGACGCCAGCCCGATGCGGACCTCTTGGCCGACGGTCGGCGCGGTCCCTTCGATCGTGAACGTCGCGGTGTTCGGCGTGTCGGCCAGGAGGTCACGAATCGAGACGCCCTCGATCCGCACGCGCGACCGCACGTCCACGCCGCCGATCGTGATCAGGCCCTTCGTCGGGTTGCGAGTCTCAAAGGTCCACGTCGGACCCGAGACGGCGCCGGCATTGTTCCGCGCCTCGATCCGCCAGTAGTAATCGACGCCCGGTGCGAGTGCGCCCGTCGTGAAGGTCGTGGCCGTCTGGCCCGTGCCGACGCGCGGCAGCCTCGACGGGACCGGGCCGAAGTAGACGTCGAAGACGATGTCGCCCGCCGCCCCTGGCGGCTGCGTCCATGACAGGACCACCGGCGACGGTTGATTGACGGAATGGTTCGCGGGCGAGAGATAGATCGGCGCGGCCGGGCGTGTCGCCGTGAAGGCCCACAACGGCCCGAGTTGCTGCGGCCCGAGCGCGTTGGCCTTCGCGAGAATTTGCCAGTAGTAGATGACGCCGACCGTCAGCGGCGGCAGGACCCACGCTCGCGACTTCGTGTGGCCGACAAACGGCATGTTGCCGGCCGTCCCGAAGTACACGTCGTAGCCGTTGCCCTCGCCGAGCCACTGCACGGTGAGTGGCCCCGCGAGCGATTGATGCGGCGGCGTCGGCGTGTGCGGCGCGGTCGGCGCGACGTACGCCAGCCGCCCGGCGTTCAGTCGCAGCTTGCCGAGGCGCGCGGACGTGACGGCCATCGCGTTACGCCGTGACGTAGGTCAGTTCAAAGAAGAAGTCGAGTCCGGCTTGCACTGCCGAGACCGGCATCAGCGCATACGACGCCGCGCCACCAGCCGGGAGGTAGAGCATCTGGATATCCGTCGTCCCGCCGCCCACGATGCCACTGATCATCGACGCCGAAAGCGTGAAGCCGCCGCCGTTCACCCATCGCAGGGAACCAGGGTTGTACGTATTCCCCGAGGCCGGAAACGGCAGGCCACGCAACAGCAGGTTCCCGCTGAGCGTGCCCACCGTCGCGAGCAGGATGCGGCCCGAGGCGACCACGCGATTTCCGAATCGGGTGGCGGTCGCCTCTTGCAGCGTGTAGGTCTGCCCGCTATTCCCCGTGGTGCCACCCCACGAGGGCACCCACGGAACTTCCTTATAGGCGTCGAGCGTGGAAGGATCGGCGCTCGGGACCTGCACCGTAGGGAATGTGATCTGTCCGGTACTCGGCACGAGCCGGCCGTCGCGCTTCAGTTCGAGTTGGCCGAGCAGCGCGCCCACCTCGCTCAAGGCCATCAGCCGCAGCGAGCCGGCCTGATTGACGATCCGAAACAGCCGGCTGTCTGTCGGTTGAGATTGGTCGTTCAGTTGCACGTACGCGTAGCTCGGGCTATCGAGCTTCAGGCCACCGCTCGGGTCCACGCCGATGTTCGGTGTGGCTTTCAGCGTGTCGGCATCGTTGAAGATGGCGAGCAGGTTCACGGCCGGCACGCCGGTCTTATCAACGACCGGCACGAGCGCCGCGTCGACGGCATCCATCAGCGCATCGACCGCCGCCTTGTTCCAGATCGTGCCGACGCTGCCGCTGCCGTCGTCATCGACGAGGCCGTTGTACCAAGTGCGGTCGAGCGGGTTCGCCATCGTTCCGACCCTCTAGTTATCGGGTGTGAATCAGACGCCCAAGCCGACCAGTTGCTTGATCCACGTGGACGCCTGCAGCGCCGCTGCAATCGCCGGCAGGTCGCCCACGTAGAAGCCCTTGATGGCGTTGATCTCGTCCTGGCTCAGGCCCAGCGTCACGAGGTCGGCATCGACCCAGGACTGGAGCTGCGTGGCGAAGTCGCCGCCGTCCTGCGTGACGCCGAGCAGCAGCGCGGCGAGGTTGCCGGCGGTCGCCTTGAGATCGGCGGCGGTGAACTGTTTCCCGGCTTGCGTGATCGGCATGGTTGTTTACCTCTCCTGTGTTTCGATCTCGATGTTGCACCCGGCGACGAACGCCGACAGCAGCAGTAGCTTGCGGGCCAGCCACCAGCGCGCATCGAAGACGCGCCGTCCCTTCACGCGCACGGTAAGCGTGATATGTCGAGACATTCGGTTGATGTTGATGGTCGCCATCCGTGCGATTCCCTAGACAGACGGCCACTTGCGGCCGACGCGCATCATGCGGGTCAGCTCGGCGTTGATGATGCGCGCCACGTCCGCGCCGGTCCCGTTCACGAAGATGTTGGCGACCATGCCGCCGCCCGCACCGTTCGGCACGACGGTGCCGCCGCGATCGGGCACGAACAATTCTGGGCCTTGCTCGCCGACCATATAGGGCGAGCCCGCCGACACCGGCCCGCCCGCCGCACGGGCGGGAAACCCGAGCGCCGCCCAGTCCACTCCCGTCGGAATATCGTTGCCGTAGCCCTGGCCTTTGATGGACGTCACCGGCCCGTAGTAGCGATGCGCGTCGTAGGCGGCTTGGATCGCGCTCCGGTTCGCATCGCTGAAGTCGGTGACGGGTCCGACCGTGCCGCTCATCGTGCCCTGCCCCGCCTGGACGGCGGACATCGCGTCAGACCATGACGTGATGACGCTGTCGGCCGCCGCCGCGTGTGCCGCCGAAGCCGCCGACGCCGCCGACTGTTGGGCGACCTGAAAATCGTCGGCCGCGATTTGTGCGGCCCTGGCGACTCTGTATTGGTCCTCGATGGCCTGCTCGGAATACATCGACGAGTTGGAGGACATATGGCCATAGGCGGCGTTTGCCTTGTCGGCGACGTCCTGCAGCGAATCCCCCGAGACGGTGGCGAACTGCTTCATGGCCTCGGCGGCCTCTGCCTCGAGCGCGTTGGTGAGCCCTTCCGCTTCGCGAGTCGCGGCGGCCAGGCCCTTCGCGGCCTCGTCCTGGCTGGCCTTGAACGCGGCCGCTTCCTTTGCGCTCAATCCGTAGGCCTTCGCGACCTCGTTCAACTCTTCGCCCGCCCGTAGCAGGTTTTGAATGTGGGTGACGAACTGTTCGTCGAGCCCGTCCAGCGTGGTCTGGTAGGTCGTGTTCGCGGTGTTGACTTCCTCGAACGACGCCGCCCAGGCCTTCATTTCCTCGGCGGCTTTCTTGGCCGCGGCGGCATCCTCGTCGATGGATTTCTTCAGCCGGGCGTCGTAGGCCGCGCGCATCTGTTTCGCCAGCTCGCCCCCCGCGTTGCCGAATTGCACGACGGGCTCGACGGCGGCCGCCGCCGCGGTGCCGACGTGGGTGGTCTCGTCGGCGACCTCCCGCAACGCGAGGCGGGCCTGCCGCGCGGCTTCGACGCTCTCGGCGTCGCCGAAGACCCCGTTCCACACGTCCGGCAACGTGGTCATTTGATCCATCCACGTCTCGAACGCGATGCCGACGCGCACGATCGCGCCGATCGTCTCCCCCGCCCACGCGGTCGCCGTCGCCTTGAGCTTGTTCCAGTCCTTGTCGAGTTGATCGAAGGCCGCCAACGCTTCCGCGCTCATCTTCGGCGCGGCCTCGCCGACCGCTTCCATATCGGAGACGAGCGCGGGCAGGATCTCTTTCCACTTCGCCCCGAAGATGGCCGCGGCGGCCGACGCGCGTTCGGTGGGATCTTGGATGCTGGCAATGGACTGGCCGATCGCCACCATCTGGTCGTAGGTGCCAAGGTCTTTGAACTCTGTGAAGTTGATCCCGAGCTTTTCGATGGCGCCGATGACGCCTTTGTCGTTGGACCCGAGCGCCGCCTCCAGGCCTTGCGAGGCACTCACCAGCGATTTGAATTCCACGCCGGTGTCACCGGCGATGGCCATCAACGCTTGCACTTCGTCGGTGAGCATCCCCGTTTGAGCCGCCGTCTTGTCGATGACGTCGGCGGTGTCGGCGACCGACTTCGCGAACCCGATGACGGCGCTGATCGTGAAGGCGCCGGCGATCATGCCGCCGACTTTTCCAGTCACGCCGCCGAGGGACGACATCTCGCCGCCGGCACTCTTCGTCGCGTCACCGACCTCGCGCATTTTGTCGGCCGGCGCGGCCGCGCCCATCTTCTCCAGTTGGGCGGTCGCCTCCTCGGCCGTGACGTGGAAGCGACCCAGCTCGTCGTCGGTCTCCGTCACCGCGCGGCCCAGGTCTTCGACCGACACCGTCATCGCGCCGGCCTCGGCAACCATGAGGGCCCCAGAGAAGGAGTCGCTCATCTGGGTCAGCGTGCCCTGCACGTTCGCGGCGCTCGCGTCGAGGCTCTGGAGTTCGGTTTCGGCCTGGGCCACGCCGTCGCTGAACGCGCTGAAGTCGGCGCCGAAGCGGGCAGTGAGATCAGCCATCGTCCCTACTCGTCATCGAAGTCGGGATCGCGTGGGGCGACGTCGGTCGGCTTCTTCGGCGTCATCAGCTCCACGAGGATTTGATAGTCGTCCGGGTCTAGGTCGCGGACCCAGTCAACACGCCAGCCGCAACGGACGGCGAGGGCGAGGTCGGATCGTCGCCAGAGACGCCAGCCTGGGTTTTTTTTTCCTCGGCGCGGGCCGCGGCCATCCGCTGTTCGTGCGCCTCGATCGCGCGCTTGATCTCGGCGAAGCTCTCGTCGTCGAGCGAGTCCAGGACGCTTTCGAGTTCGGTGACCGTCAATCCGCGGATCGGCACGTGGGCGCCGTCGTCGTCGGTGAGGTTCCAGTCCACGAGATACTCGGTCATCATGGCCAGCCCGCTCTGCAGCGGGTTGACGCGCAGCCTCCCGTCCGTGCCGGCGAGGTACAGCCGGCTGAACGCCGCCCGTCGCTCACCGGAGGACAGCCGCGTTTTGATCGTGATGGTGTCGCCGTTGCTGAGCGGCACGACCGTCGTCTGTGGGCGCACGAATCGGGACACGGATCTCTCCTACTGTTCGGGCGGGCCGAGCGTGGCGATCACTCGCGTCTCACCGACGGTGACCGTGTGGACGGGCCAGACCCAGAAGCCGCCCCGGCGCGGGCTCGTGAACAGCAACTCCCGCCGCGCCTGCGCCTGTCGGACTTGGAAGCGATCACACTGCGGGCCGAGCCGCGCGGCGAGGGTCCACGTGTGGGTGCCCTTCGCCTCGTCGACCGTGCGCGAGATCGTCCACGTGGTGAGGGCCACCGCCGTGCGGTAGCCCCAGGCCAGCGTGGCGCTCTTGCCGCGCAGCGTGATCGATTTGAACATCGCGCCCCTACGGCACGATGGGTTCGCGCACCCACGGGCCGCCACCCGAGAACGTGCCCGAGAGGGCCGGCGCGCCATCCACCGACGTATCGATGTCGGCGTCCATATAGGCGAGCCCCGACCAGAAGTAGGTCGGCTCGGCGGCGTGCGGGACGAGTTTTAGGAGCCCCGGGGTGTCCATGTCGGCCGCTTCCACGAGCGCCGTGTCCTCGGAGTTCCAGAAGCCGGCCACGCTGCCGGAGACATCCTTCAGGCCCGGCACATAGACGCGGTTGACATCACCGAAGCAGGACACGTCGATCATGTTCCGCTTCAGCGACAGCTTGAAGTTGTTGATCGAGACGATCAGGACGGGCGTCCCCGGGGTGACGCCCGCAGGGTCCCACAGCACTTGTCCGTCGCGGCCAGTCAGAATCATGGTCCTATCCCTTCGTCGTGAGCGTGGAAGTTGGCGTCGGCGTCATTTGCACGCGGTAGCGCCCGCCGCGGTGCTGCCAGCGAATCGTGGAGTCGGTCTCGTCGATCTCGACGTAGCGCACCCGCTCTTCGCGGTAGCCGCCCATCCAGTGATAGCCGTCGGCGACGACCGGCCGGTCTTCGAGCAACGCGTCGATGCGCGCCGCCGCCTCTTTGATGCCCGTCGCGCCGCTGGTGGTCAGCATCACGGCCTTCACGAGATAGAGGCAGTCTTCGATCGCCCGCCCCTCGAAGGTCGCGCGATCCTCGGCGATGACGAGCGAGACGATCACGTACCGCTGCAGGCCGGGCGGCGCGATGTCCATGTAGACCCCGTCGGGCATCAGGCTCGCGAGCTGCGCGTCGGCCTGGAGCAGCGCGACGAGCCCGGCGTCGATCGCGGACGAGTCCGGCATCGTCAGAGCCCCGCCACGGTGGCGCCGCGCTGTTCGAGTAGGTCCGCCAGGGTGCGATACATGGTCCGGCGCTCGCGGACCGCAATCGGGACGAGCACGTGATGAGCCGGCGCCGCGCCGCGATTCCAGCCCTGCGACGTACGGCGCCCGGCGGTGCCGTATTCGTACATGCGCGCATGCGGCGCGGTGTTGCGCACGCGCGACGCGACGCCGAGCGGCCCTGCGTCGACGACCTCGACCTTGACCCCGTCGCGGAGCGTCACGCCGCGACTGGCCGCGGTCGGCGTGGGATACGCGGCGCGCGCCTGGGCCGCGACGGTCTCTGCCGAGTCCGCGACGATGGTGCCCGCCTCCGCGGTCAGGGCCGCCGGCAGGGCGCGCAGCTCGCGGAGGAACTCGGGAAGGCCGAGCGTCTGGTATACGAACGCCATCAGTTCACCTGTTCCGCGCAGATCAGTTCGAGGTCGGCGTTCCGCTCGTCCGGGTTGCCCACGTACACCACCTTGAGCAGCCGCGCGGGCTTCGGGTGGTCCTCGAGGTGGATCACCGTCTCGGTCGTGATCTGCGGGTGGTAGGGCACGGTCACCAGGTGCGAGGCGGTCGGGAGCGTCGTGGCGCCGGCAATGCGCTCCATGTCGCGGACCGAGGCCGGCCGGACGTGGCCGAACAGGGCCGGGGGATCGAGCGGCGTCTCGGTCTGCGTATAGCCGCCGTCCCCGTCGGGCACGGCCGGGCCCGGCGCCGTAAGCAGGAGGCGCTTCTGCCGGCGCGCGATGCTGCCGCCAGGCGCGATCAGGCTCATGCCAGCCTCACGTGACAATAGGTCGCGATCGCCTCGGCATAGCCCAGCGGGAGGAGGAACGACTCCTCGAACGCGGCGAGATCGCGCCCGAGCGTCGCCATGTGCGCGACGAGGAGCCCGACGGCCTGGACCAGCAGCGGCGCCTCGGCGGCGAGCGCCGCCGGCGTGGGCCAGCCGGCGACCACCGTCAGCGTCGCGTCGTAGTCGCTGGCGAGCACGATGCCATCGAACGTCGGCGGATAGGCGTGCCCGGCGTCCGGCGTGATCGAGACCGTCGGGATCGTCTGGGCCGGGAGCGGCAGGAGCTCGCCGGCGCGCGCCCTGATCGTCACCCGGCGCGTCTGCTCGAGGAGCGCCAGGCCGGTATCGGCTTCGACCTTCTCGCGTGCGGCTTTGATAAACGAGAGCATGAGCGCGTCACGCGGATCGCCCGCCGGCCAGTCGAGCCCCGCGCGGAGCTTCGCCTCGTCGAGCGTCAACGGCTCGGCCACGGGCCCATCGACGAGCACGGAGGACACGCCGTAGGGCGTCGCCCAGGGCGCGCGCAGAAACTCAGTCGCGGCCACGGACGCCCTTCAGGCGGCGACCTGGCGCTGGCCGGCGGTAGGTCTTGGTGGACACGGCGGGCGCCTCGCGCACCACCGGCACCGGTGCGACCCCGCCCGCGGCCCGCCGCGCGAGCGCCTCGAGCGTGGCCGCCATACTCCGCGGCGCGCGCGTCGGGGCCGTCGTCGCGGCCAGGCGGGCGACGGACTCCGGCGTACACGCCGTGTGCGGCGTGTCGTCGACGGGACACGGCCCGGGGTCGTGACGCCACCCCAGCCCGCATCCGAACGCGCTCCGCATGTCCGCCGCTCCCCTTCTGCCTCGCGAAACAACAGTGCGCCGGTGACGGCGCGAGCCTCCGTCACCGGCGCGCGTGTCGAGCCCGGCCGTTAGACGAGCGCCGACACGGTTCCGAACGCCGACGGCCGATAGACGGCCAAGGCGAGCCGCTCCTCGGCGCGAATCGCGACGAGGTTCTTGATGAAGAAATCGACGTGGGAATTGCTCGCGTCGACCCGGACGCCGCCCTTGCGGAAGATCTGGGCCGCCGTCTTGAACGCGCCCACGAGCCCGAGCCCCGCGGCGATCACCGGCGTCACGGCGACGGGCAGGCCCCACAGCATGGGCGACTGAATCGGCGAGAACGGGCCGCCGGTGAAGTACTCCCCGTTGACCGTCTTCGTCATCAGCGTGGTGGCCCAGTTCAGCGGATTGAGCACGTACCCGTCCGGCATCAGCAGCGAATTCGCGAAGACTTTCATCGTCTGCGCGAGGAGCACGTCGGCGTTCGTCTGGGGCGGCGTCGCGGCCGCGTTGCGCGGGAGATCCGGCGTCAGGCCTGGCCGATCGAGGATGCCGGACAGATTCGGCGCCGTGCCGTCGCCGTTGATCAGCTGATCCTGCTCTTCCATCAGCACGCCCATGCGAAGCCGGGCGTCGATGTAGGACCGGATCGCGGGCTCGTCTTCGAGCATCTCCTCCGTCACGGGGAGCCAATGCGCGATCTTGCGGACGGCATCTGTCACGGCTTCGAACGTGAGCGTCGATTCGGGCTTGATGCCGCCCTCGAGCACGGTAGCCGCCGCGTTGACGAAGGTCTTCTCCCGCATGTAGGAGATCGCGTTACTGTTCGTCGTGCCCTGCGCGAAGAGCTCCGAGACGAGCACGGCGGGCGGGAGCGGCGACAGAATGCCGGGCAGGTACTGCGGCACGATGAGCGCGCCGCCCGACGCCGGATCCTCCGTGAGCGTCGCGCCACGCACGTTCGGCACGCCGCCATAGCCCATCGGCCACGGGAGATCCTCGCTCGGCGATTGCCACTTCGACGCCTTGTGCCCACCGGCCCGGAAGAACGAGCCGGCCTCCCCCGCCATGAAGCGCTCACCCCACGATTGCGCGCGCCGCGGACCGGGCGCGGCCGCGCCGGCCGGTCGGGCCGTCGCCGTGAGCCGCTCGAGCTCGGCGAGCATGGACGAATCAGCCTTCGCGCGCGCGATCTTCGCCTGCAGCGCCAGGCCCTCGTCCTTCTTCGCCTTGATCGCCGCGGTTTCCTCGTCGGTGAACAGGCGGTTTTCCTCTCCGGCGAGACGCGCGGTCTTTTCGTAGAGGGCGAGGCCTTCGGCCTTCACCCTTTCCAGATCGCGCTCGAGCGCATCGATGTTCATGGTGGTTGTCCTTTTCGAAAAGTGAGATCACACGATGAAACCGAGCGCGGCGATCTCTCGCTCGAGCGCGAGCTCGGAGGCAGCACGCCCGACGCGCGCCGGCGCCGGGCTGGAGGACGGCACGGCGACACGCGCGAGCGTCGCCTCAAGGGTCTCGACGCGGTCGACGAGCCCGGCGGCGAGCGCCTCGACGGCGGTCAGGGTGTTGCCCTCGCCAAAGCCGCCGCGGACGGCGTCGGCCGTAACGCCCCGCCCGAGCGCGACATCGGCCACGAAGCGCTCGTACGGCTCGGAGACGAGCGCCTTCAAGCGGGCGCGCGCCGTGTCGGAGAGCGGCTCGGTGGGGTTGCCGTCGACCTTGAACGTGCCGGCCGAAATGTAGGTGAGGACGATGCCCTCGTTCTTGAGGTACTGGCTCAGGTCCTCGTGGAGGCAGTAGACGCCGATCGAGCCGACCAGCGCTGACGGCGCGGCGACGATCTCGGTCGAGCGCGCCCCGGCCCAGTACGCCGCCGAGCACATTTGGAAATTGGCGACGGAGATCACGCGCTTGACGGCCGCGGCCTGGCCGACGCGCGCCGCGAACTCGCCGGCGCCGGCGACGGATCCACCCGGGGAATCCCAGTCGAGGACGATGGTCGCGACGGCCGGATCGGCGACGAGCGCCGCGAGCTCGGCGCTCGCCTCTTCGAACGTGGCCCCGCCCGAGAAGTCGCTCAGCATGTTGATCCGGGGCGCGAGCACGCCGTGAATCGGGAGCACGGCGACGGCGCCAGGCACGCGGGGCGCCGGCGGCGGTGGCGGCGGGCCGAACGCCTCGCGCTCCACCCGCTCGGCACCGGTGACGTGGCGCGCCAGTACGCGCCCGACCACGCGCAGCATGTCGCGCGTGAGCGCCCACGGATGATCGACCGCCCACGCCGCCACCCGAGATCCGGTCCGCATTACGCTGCCTCCGTCTCGTCGAGCGCGAGCTCGCCGTCGATATACTTTTCGATCGCTTCGACACGCGCCTCGATCTGTAGCGGCGCCCCGCGTCGATCGGGCAGCGAGGACGCGCCGACCGGAGCCCCGTCCGGCACCATCGGCGGCGGCGCCGACGGGCCGGCCGCCGTATTGAGCGGCAGCGCGAGCGCGTCGGCGGAATCGTCATCCGTGATCCGCGGGAGATTGAGCCGGGCCCGTCCCTCGTTCGCCGTCATGATTGGGCGCCCGACGAGCGTGTAGAGCGACGCCGCCTGCTCTTCGAACGAGCCTTTGAGCTTTTCCTGGATGTTGAATTCGAGGTAAACGCGATCGAGGTCGCTCGCCTCGGACAGGAGTTGCCGCTCGAGTTCCTCGCTGATCATCTGCAGCCAGGGCCCGAGACAGTCCTGATAGAGCTGCTTATGCTGTTCCTTGATGTTGCTGAAGGTCGCGTGATCGAGAATCCCGACCATCGGCAGCGGCACGTGATAGGCGCGCGCGACTTCCTCGTCGGTGAGCTTGCGTGCGGCGACGAACTCGGACTCGCGCGGCGAGAACGCACGCGCAGCGAAGGTCATGCCCTCGTCGAGAATCAGCGTCGAGACGGCGTTGTTGCCGGTGTGTCGCGCCTCGAGCTGCTCGCGGAAGGTCTGCTTGTCGTTGTCCTTCCACTTGCCGGCGGCGATCGGGCGCGTGATCACCCCGTCGATTCGGCTGGCGTTCTTCCAGTAGTTCTGGCGATAGGAGGTCTCGCGGCGTCTTCGAGCAGGAGCGCGCGGAGCGTCTCGAGCGGCGAGAGCCCCATGAGCGGATTGCAGGGGTCGTAACCGTTGAAATAGACCACCGATTCGCGCGCCAGTGGGATGGTGCGGCCGTCCGGGAGGGTCCAAGTGAAGCCCGACGGCACGAGCCAGCCCTGAACGGTCATCTCTTCGGGCGGCAGGCGCACGAGCCCGATCGAGTCATCCTCGCGGCGCACCTTGAGCCAGTACGCGTTGAAGTAGATTCCCATGTCCTGCATCAGGGACTGGAAGAGCCGATAGCGTGTCGTGCCGGGGTTCGGCCGATCGAGCCAGTGCAGGACCGGGTGACCGGCCAGGCGCTCGCGGTCGAGATCGGAGACGCGCCGGAACGCCTGCAGAGGGATCTGCGCGATATTGCGGGCGAGAAAGTCCACGACGGTCCGGACGTTCGGCTGCGTGCGATAGATCGCCGCATACGTCGCCGCGCTCATCGTGTCGAACACGGAGCGTGAGCTCGTGACCAGCGCGACGCCGCCGGCGGCCGGGCTTTTCGTCGTGAACGACTGCAGCGCGCCGAAACTCTTGACGATCACGGCGCCGCCTCCACTTGAGCGAAGGCGAAGTCGGCGACCGGGATCACGACATCGCCGTCCATGGGGACCGGCGCCTCGCCTGGCTTCAGAAGCGAGCATCGCTTGAGCACGAGCCAGGCACCGCGCCGCTCAAAGATCACGGCGTCGAAGGCGTTGTCAGGCGCGCTCTTCGTCGTGATCAGGCAGCGGCGATGCAGGAACGGGGGGCGCCAGAAGGCCAGACGCACGGCGCCATGGTCGAGGCGCGCCGCGCCGGCTGTCGAGGATTGGTACCGTTTACTCGTCGCGGTCGGCGTCGTCTGGGTCGGCGAGGTAGCGTTCGACGGCGGCGCGCACGAGCGCCGGAACACTCCGGCGGCGCTCCAGGCCAGCGCGGGCGTGGGCGGCGTCGTACGTCGCCGCCGACAGCCGGACGTTGACCGGTGTGCTCCCGTTCGCCGGGCGCCCGCCCCGATTCCGTCGCTCACGTTCGGATTCGTCGCTCATACCGGCCTTCCTCTCAGAAGACGACGAGGTCGATCGGCGCGGCCGCCGGCTCGGCGAGCTCGAGCGCGGCGAGCTTGCGCGCCAGGAGCGCCGCGATAATCGGGTCGATGCGGCCCCGGCTGCGCTTCTTCACGGGGTAGATATTCCCCTTGTTGTCGTGCATGACGACGACATTCGACGCGCACCAGCCGAGCAAGGGATTGCCGCCGGCGTCGACGAGCCCGTCGAGCACGTCGGCTTCGAAGTCTTTGGCCGGCCCGCTCATTTGCAGCATCGACTGGCCGATCTCGACCACCGTAAGCCCGTCGTCGCGCTCGAGGAGTTGCACCAGATTCCCGGCGTTGTAGGGATCGACGCCGACGGATCGCACGTCGAAGCAGTCGCGCGCCTCGAGCACGAGTTCGCGGACAGCCTCCTGGTCGATTCGGTTGCCGGGATTCGTGAGCAGATGGCCCGCCTCGACCCATTCGCGGTACGGCGCGCGGTCCCGGTGCGCACGCTCCTCGAGCGTCGCCTCGGGCGTCAGCACGAACGCCCCGATTCGCCACGGGCGCCGCTCGTCGGTCGGAGGAAAAACGAGCGCGATCGCCGTCAGGTCGATCTTGCTCGAGAGGTCGATCCCGAGCCAGCACGGCTCGCCCGTCATGTCGTCGAGCGTCCAGGCCGATTGCCCCGCGCGCCAGCCTTCCATCGACAGCCAGGGCGCCAGCGTGTTGACCCAGAGATTGAGCCGCTTCTGCTTGAACGCCGCCGCGGCCGCCGGCATGTGCCGCGCCTTCCGCGCCAGGTTCTCCATGTCGTCGGGCTTCACGCTCACGCCGTAGTTCGGGTTCGCCTTGCGCCAGGTGGCCTCGGCCCACGGATCGTCGTCGGGGTCGGCGTGGGCAATGAACGCGAAGAGCGTCTCGTCGGTGTGCGCCTGGTCGAGCACGCGGCAGGCGTACTCGTGCTGATCGCCGCACGGCGACACGGGGTCGTTCCCGGCGGTCGTGATCCAGTTGATGAGCGGCTGACGCCGCGCGCCCATCGCCGTTTCCATGACGTCGATCATCCCGCGGGCCTTGAGCGCGTGCGCCTCGTCGAGCGTCACCAGCTGCGGATTGAGCCCGTCGGTCGAGTCCCGATCGGCGCCGAGCGGTTCGAGCTTCGACGCCGTCCCCTCGTGGTGCAGATTGGCCGTGAGCGCGACAATTCGCGCGCGCAGAGCACGGTGGGCGCGCACCAGGCGCTTGCAGTCGTTCCAGACGATCCGCGCCTGGTCGCGCTTGGTCGCGACGCAGTAGCCCTCCGAGCCGGGCTCCCCGTCGAAGAACGTCACGTAGAGCGCCACGATCGCCGCGCTGAGACTTTTCCCGTTTTTTCTTGGGAGCTCGTTGTAGGCGACGCGAAAGCGCCGCAGCCCGGTCTCGACGTGCACCCACGCGAACAGCGAGCCGAGTTGAAACAGCTGATACGGCTCGAGGCGGATCAATGTGCCGGCCCACTCGCCTTTGTAGTGCCGGAGCTGCTGCGCGAACCGAAAGAAGCGATCCGCGAGCGCCGGCCGGAAGACGTAGGGGAAGGACGGATCGCCGGCGGCCGCGCGCGCCCGGTCGCGCAAATGCCGGGCGCAGGCGAGGCGGTGGTACGTGCCGGCCACGACGCGCCCGTCGACGACGGCGCGCGCGTAGCGATCAATCGGGTGCATACGTCACGGCTCGTCGGAGGACCGCCGAACGATCACGGCGAACGCGACGAGCGCGGCGACGATCACGACGTACCCCGGCGCCGGGCGCCCGAGGGACACGAGCTTTCCGCCGACGAGGAGTGCGACGGCGACAAGCGCGCCGAGCTCAAGCCAGGCCCTCATGACGGGCGCCTCGACGGGGGCTCGTCGAATTCCGCGAACGCCGCCTCTTCGGGATCGCCGTCGGCCTGGCCAGGCCCGGCGATCCGGACGCGCGAGCGGCTCGAGGGCGTCAGCCCGAGCTCCGGCCAGAGCTTCTGACAATTCGCGAGCGCCTTGGTCCCGACGCTCAGATACGGATTCGGCATCAGATAGCCCGAGCGGCTCGCCTTGAGGATCAAGCCCTTCGTCCGCACCTCCCGCATCGCCTCGAGATAGCGGCTCCATTCGATACAGAGCGCCACCAGCGCACCCCGATCGGCCGCGGTGATCTGGCGACACGCGCGCAGCATCGGCACCAGGCGCAGCCATTCGGCGCGCGCGGCGGGTGTCTCGAGCTCCTCGGGCGGCTCCCACGCGTCGAGCGCCGGCGGGTCGGGTTCGAGGGGATTGAGCGGCCGATGCGAGGGATTGCCGGCCAGGCGCCGGGTTGTCGTCGGCGTGGGTTTTCGGCCGCGTGCCATAAGGACGCGCCTCAGTATGCACCGGCCGCGGCCGCGCCGAGTGTATTCTCTGCGACGGAGGTCACGCCGCTATGCCGACTCTGACGATCGCGCCCGGGCTTTTCGCGTGGACACTCGAGCTCGAGGACGGCACGACGCGCACCGTGCTGGCCTCCTCGCTCGAATCGGCGATCAACGGCATCCTGCCGTCACCGGTCGTCGTCGCGACGCGCGGTGAAGCGATCGGCGACGGCTCATCACCCGCGCTCGTGCCGCCCGTGCTCGCCTCGCTCGTGCCGCCGTCGGCGAAGCTCGGCGATCCGAGCTTCACGCTGCACGTGCACGGGACCGGCTTCCGGCCGGACTCCGTGATCGTCTGGAACGGCAGCCCGGAGCCGACGACCTACGTGTCGGCGACGGAACTCACGACTTCCGTGAATATGGCCACGGCGGAAGTCGCTCTCCCGATCCCCGTCCTCGCCCGGACCATCGGCGGCCAGGACTCGAACGTCCTCACGTTCGATCTACAGCCGGCGGCGGGCGCGTGAGGCGTCGTCAGGCTCGCGCTGGATCGGCGAGTGGAAGCTCTAAGGTACTCCCGCGTTTCGGGAGCACTTGATCGACCGTCTTGACGAAGCGGTGCCATCCGTGGCCGCTGGCGAGCGCCAGTCGCTGAAACATGATCAACGTGTGCAGGTGCTGCGCAAGCATCGGCTCGCCGATGTCATCGGTCAGGTACTGGTGCAGCTTGTGGGGCCGTTGCCCGTGTTCGTTTCGAGGGCTCTTTTCCTCGAGCGTTTTGAGCAAGTTGGGAGCGAGGCGCTCGTACACGAGGTCGCGAGTGTAATGGGCGACCACGCTGTACCGGTTCTTGCCCATCCCGGGCCAGATCCATCCCTTGAGTTTGTAGACGTTCTCGTAAAATTCGTCCGGGAACTTCTTCACCCACGCCGCCAACTCCTTCCGAACGATCAACTGCAGGTACTGTTCGAGCGCATCCTGGGGCCGCACGCCCTGGTAGCCCGTCGCTTCGTCAACGAGAGCGATGATGCCGACGCGGGCAAAGGCGCGAGTCAGGATTTGGCACTGCGCGGCGAAGTGCGCCTGACTCGGCATGAGCAGTGTGCGTCTGTCGGCCTCGATCACGGCGTCGCAGATGTCGGGAAGGATCGTCGCTTCGTAGCCGTAGGCGGGCTTAACGAATCCTGCTGGCTGGAAGATGATGGGCGTCCTAATGCGCACGGCTAAGTCACCGATATCCACGCCTTTAGCTTGCAGAGACTCCACGAATCGGGCCATGCGGTGCGCACCGCCTGTGCCCCCGCTGGTCGACATGCCGATGCCGGCCTGCAAGCCGCGCTGAACCAGCACACGGCGCCCGTCATCAAGGACGTAGCACGGGATCTCGGCATCGCCGATCCGGAGCGGGCGATCCGAGTCTCCAAACGCCGACTTGGGCACCTCTCGGGCCGGAGCCTTTGCCCACCGCGATTCGGCGGCGGCCTTCGCAATCGACCGGCGCTCGTCCGCGGTCAGCTTGTCTCGTCGTGCACGGCCGCCGGAGGCGGCCACCTCGGTCATCCGCTTGTTGGCCATAGTTCCTTTCTGCTTGCTAGCAGGCAAGAGTGTACGGCACGACCATGCCTGCTAGCAAGTAAGGAACACGCGGGACGGCCTGTCAATTCGATGCGCGTCGATGCGCGCGCCAGGGCTGCGGGGCTTCTACCGCCGACGGCCGAAGCGCCAGACGCATAGGGCGCGCCCCGAGCCGGTTAGGAGCCCTCGCTCTTCGGCGGACCGCTGCCCGGGAACAAGTGCCAGTACACCCGCGCCAAATTACCTCCCAGCAGGACCTCGATCGTACCGAGCAGCCACGTAGGAGCCGTGTTGTGGAAGTAGAACGCGGCGAGCAGGAAGGCGAAGAGGACGATCGCGAAGAGGCCGAGCGCGAACCAGAGAGCTACCCACGCCATCCGGAGGCGAGCGGTGACTTCGGCGACTCTAAGCTGTCGCTCGGTCGGTATCGCCACGGTCGGTGTCGATTAGCCTGTAGAACGTCAGTCGGCGAAGGTCGGTCTTGTTGAAGTGCTGCTCTTCAAGATCGCCGTCGCGCTCGACCCAACAACTGACTGTGGGTGGGAGCTGCGCTTCCGTATCGGCCGTTTTCGCAACGCTCCCGTCCGGACACAGCAGCTCGATGCCGCGCCTGAACAACCCTTGACGGACGGCTGTCTCGCAAATCTGCTGGGCGGCTCCCGCCGACACGTCCAGCAGGCTACGCACGTTCTCGGCGTAGAACTTGTCCGGGTTCAATCGCGTGAGCTCGTCTTCCCTTCCCGACAAGGGATCGCCGAGATGCTCACTGATTGTTCGTAAGAATTTCTCGAATAACAACGTCGGTATCCCCTGCGTTGTCAGCGTACCTTGGAAACGCGATGTACCCCGTCGACGGGTCGACCGAGAACACTTCTACCGTCAGGGCTCGGGCGGAGTCGACCTTGAACATCGTGGCAAACATCACCGATTCGAGCAGCTGGGCGTAGAGCTCCGGGTTGTGCTCCTTGATGCCAAGCTCCTCGTCCATCGCCTCGGCCGCGGTCGACTTCGCCTTCTTGTACTTCGTCTTGGGCGCATCCATGAACCCATCGACCCAGAGTTTCTTTACGCCTCTGTGCAGGTCCGCGGGCGTGAGGCTGTAGCCAGAGGCGAGCCCGTTGACGATGTCCTTCTCGTCGCTGCCGCGGTTATTTAACAGATAGGGCCGGTCGAAGTACGCGCCCAAGTCCTTCTCGAGGACGACGAACCGCACGATCAAATGCGCGTCTGTCATCTCGATTCGAATCGGCCACAAGAACTCCAGGGTGGCCTCCTCGAGGGGGTCCTTGAGCACCACCTTGTATTCCGAGCGCACGACGTACAACGCGTCCTCGCCAGCCGCGAGCACTTCGGCTGTTGCCTCCGCCAGCCTTGCCGGCAGGGCGAAGCCGCCAGCGGGACGATCGAAGACGTGGACGTGTTGGCGACAGCAGCTGAAGTGTTCGTTCACGAACGCAACGACCTGGTCGGGCTCCTTCGCCTCAGCAATCGCCTGACAGACCTCCTCTTTAGAGCCTTTGATCGCCGGCCACACGGCGCGCAACCGCGAAATCGGGAAAAGCTCGAGGAGGCGCTTGACGTTCTGGGTCGAGGCTTCAGCTACCGTCGGCATCTGCGGGCGGATTGTGGCACAGACTCAGCCGTCAGGCCATCGTCACGCCCGGCCTTGAGCCATTACCCCCCGGCGGAGCCACGCTTCACGCAGGGGTCGCGATCGCCCGCCGGGCCCGTGCTCGCCCTTCACGGCCGACCGCGCGCCTGTACGTGGCGACGACATAGCAGAGTCCCCGTAGTTTTACGGAGGCGGCACCGCTATTCGCCGATGGGGAGCCGGGGCTGGCGCCTGAAGCCCGTTACTTGAGGGCGGCGATCGCTTTCGCCATGCGCTCGATGAGAATCTGAAGCACTGGCCCGTCGTCGTCGGGGGCCCCTTCGATCTGGCTCGGGAGTCGATCCACGAAATCCTTCAGGTCTTGGCACAGCTGGCGTGCGGTCTGCCTGCTCTGGTTGTCGCTCATGTCTGCATCCTCATGGGGCTACTCGAGCGCCCGCTGGCCTGTCCGAACGGTTACGCGCCCCGCGGCTGCGTAACTACCGCGTAACCTTTTGAACGCCCCGCGGCTCCCCGCTGGCCCTCCTCCGACTGAAGGTACCGGCCGATCCCGTCGGATGCCTTCCGGATGCCTTCCTGTACGCAAAAACGACGAATCGTTAGCGAAAACTAACGAGAGCTAACGAGAGTAATCGTTGGAATTCCTAAGGGATTGCGAGGAAAGGTGGTCGGGGCGACTGGATTCGAACCAGCGACCTCTCGGTCCCGAACACCACCGGCCTCTCACAGTTCACTGAGTAAATCGTTCATTCTCAGCCCTCGGATGCCAACAGGATGCCTTCCTGTACCAACGCGCGTCATCCTCGCCAGAGCCCTCCAGCCGCCGCGTAGCGCCGGTCTTGCCGCGCGTGAAAGTAGCCTTGCGTGGTCTCAAGATCGCGATGCCGCGCCACCTCCTGTGTCAGCACAGGGTCACCGGTGTTCTCGGCCACGCGGCTGATGAACTCGTGCCGTGTCGTGTGCCACACCAGCCCCTGGGCTCGCCCCGGCACCAGCCCGGCAAGGGTGAACAGTTCGCGCCACAAGCGGTCGAAGCTCGCCTGATACCTCCCGTCCTCGCTGCCGAAGATGAACGTCCGCGAGAGCTTGTTGCCCTGCAGCTGAAACCGCCGCTGCTCGAGCATCTGCACGAACCGCGGCGTGCCAGCGAAGACGGTCTCGGGCTCGCCCGTCGACTTGCCGCCCTTCGTGATCTCGGGCGGTAGCGTTATGACGTACCCCTGCCCCGTCGTGCCGTTCGGGCGCGTGAACGGCACGGGGCGCCAGGTGACGTGGTGCAGCTGCAGCTTCAGCATCTCGCCGGCCCGCAGGCCGCCGTCGAGGGCGCCGATCAGCCGGCGGCGCATCTCGTGCCCCTTGGTGCCGGGCTTGAGCCGCTCCGGATCCCAGATCTGGAAGTTCTTGATCGCCGAGACCACCGACGGCGAGATCTGGAACTCCGCCGCGACCGCCTTGCCCGTCTGCCCCCGCTCGAGGGCGGCGCGGATAGCGTCGGCCTGCTCCTGCGTCAGCTTCTTCCGATTGGGAAAGTGCTGCGGCCGGTTCAACTGGTCGACCACGTCGAAGAGCCGATCCTCGACGTCCTCGACCAGGTGGCGCTGCTTGAAGTGCTCGGGCTTCGCGGCGACCTTGCGGTCAATCGACGCCATGGGGTTGACCGTCAACCGCTTCCACCGGACCGCCCGTTTGAGCACCCGCCCCAGGATCTCGTGGTAGTTGTTCCAGGTCGAGTTCTTCCACTTGCGCGCCTTGGCGGTGATGTTCAGCCACCGCTCGATCTCCTCGGCGGCATCGGCGAGCTGCTTCAGGCTCAGCCCTCCGAGGCGGCTCGTCGCCAGGACGTTGAGCATGGGGCCCATCGAGTTCGCGGAGAGGCCGCGCTCCGCGGCGTAGTGCGTCTGCCACTCGGCGATGAAGCCGGCCAACGTCTGCGCGGTCCCTGGCGCCGGGCGCTCGCCCGCGCGGTCGAATGTGCCGCCGTCGATGGCCACCTTGAACCGCGCCAGGACAGCCTCGGCCTTCTCCGTCGAGTGCGGATCGACTTCCTGGCCCGCCCACTTGCTCAGGACCACTCGCCGCCCCTGATACTTCCCGATCCATTGACAGGCGCACCGCGTGAGGCGCCGTCCGGGTCGGCCGCACTTGTGGTGCTTCAGGAGCCCCTTCGTGCCACTCGAGGCGCGCCGGGGCATTACTTCGCCCGCTCCCGCGCCGCGCTCACCGCGTCCGCGATCCGGAGCTTGATATACGCCTGGCGCGCGATGCCGATCCGCGACGCCTCAAGGTCGATCTCGCGCAGCAGGTCGACGGGAAAGTCGACATTGACGCGCTGGATCTCACGGCCTGGGCGACGGGTTTTGCTGTGGTCGATGTAGGGCTCCAGATCGCCCTCGGGATCATCGGGCGGCAGATCGGCGAGTCGATCAAATTCTTCCGCACTAATCATGGGACGCCGACGTGCGCTCGCGTTGGTAGAGCGCTTTTTCGAACCGCCGCGCGCGGCGGACTGAGATGAGGCGGGTGCTGTCTTCATGGCGATACGTCACCGTGGCCGTCCAAACGGTTTGTCCGATCGAGGCGATGATCTGAAATCGCGGCTCCGTCGAGGAGCGCGCCGTGCGCTCCACACGATCGCGATCAGCCCACAGCGCCTGTGCCTCCACGAAGTCGATCCCGTGCTTCGCCCTGTTCGCGGCAGACTTGGCGGGGTCGAATTCGAAGCGCATGCGGTATAGATACTATACCACAACTAACCCAGTCGCCGATCACTTCGAGGAGCGGTCGTCCATCCAGGCGTCGAGCAACTTGGGCCGGATGCGGATCGTCGAGTGGCCGACCTTGGAGTGCGGCAACCCGTGCGTCTTGCACGCCGCATAGATCGCGGTGACGCTGACTCCGAGGTGTGCCGCCGCCTGCTTCGGCGACAGCCAGTCGGCCGACGCGGGCACGGTCCGCGGCCGCCGGCGCCTCTTCTCGCCCGGTTGATTCAGTAACGCCAATCCTTTCCCCATCGCTCTCGCTCCTCTCGCTTACGGTGTCGCTTTTCGGGCCTGACGTCGGGCTGTGCGCCCCTATCCCGAACATTTGTTGAGCTCCTTTTCACTGCCCAAAACCCCGTTTCCGGAAAACCCCCTGCTCTAATTCGCGCCCACACGAGGGAGCC